AGTTGAAGTAAGTGTTCAAGGCAGAATCGTATACCTGAGTGACGAAGTCCACGGATTCGATGGCGATTGCCTGCTGGTCGCCGACGTCAACGTATGCTCCCAAGTCAATCGTGCCCTGCACCAGGGTATTCACGGCATCGATGTTGATCGCTTCAGTCAGCCAGAAGGCTCCGGTCTTTGCTCTCGCCATACGCGTACGCGGGTGACTTCGGTTTATAATCTATAGATTCCCCGGAAAAAGTGCTGCAGTCCCCCGGAATCCGGGCGGAAATGGGCCCTTGGGTCCATTCTGCGCCCTATCTTCTCGTCCGATCACGTTGTGCCAACACCCAGCACCCGCGAACTGAGACTACACGCAAGCCGCAACGTGCAGCGTAAGGAGGCCATGGGCTACTTAATGTCGTTTGTTTTGTTCGTGCGTTAGTAGGATTTAATAAGAACATATACCTCGCCGTTCATATGCCAGTAGTGAGTTTGAACCTGACAGAGCAGGCCTACCGTGCCTATGAACAGATCCCGAGAGGGAGTAGGAGCCGTGTTCTATCCAGCATGATCGGCCTGAGAGATTTAGAACGTAAGCTGAGCGGGGAGGGATTGCTTGCTGATATGGGATATACGACACCCAAAGAGGCAATCCTTGCTCTAACGGCCAGGCTGGAGGCCCAGAGCAAGACGATTGAACAACTCCGTGCGGAGAATTCCAAGAATTCCCTCCAGCCGGGAGGGGATTGAATGAAAGAAACTGCGGAACAGATAGTAATCAGGAAGTTCCTGATATGGTACGAGGAACTTGAACCCGGAGAGAGAACGATATGGGAGAGATGCTTGGGGAAAATCATCAAGGGGTTGAAAGAATGACGATCTGTCTAGCCCCACATCATCTAACGATGCTCCTCTGTCACACGAAGATGATTTTCTCTCTCGAGCGTAGAACCTGGTATTGCCCAGAGTGCGGAAATCAGGTACGCGTACCCAGGGAACAGCAATCCCTGAACGAGTACACACGATAGACCGGGGTCAGTGGCCGAAGTAGTGGCCGTGCTTCACATGGTCAGCGATGATGCCCAGATTACCAGGGGCGTTGAAGTAACCAGGTCTCCCTGCGTCTGGCGTTGTCGGCTGTCCTTTCCAATCGTAGTCCTCCCCCCAGTAGTGTCCACCTCCCGTGTAGAAGTCAATGACATCTTCCGTCGCTCCTTCGTAGACGATCTCTTTCTCTTCAGCCACATAGACAACTCCTGTTCCCACGGCTGCGCCGATCACGTAGCCGGCGGCAACGGTTCCCGTACCTTTAGCGATGACTCGCGCTGATCGAGTCTTGCCAATCGCTTTGCCAGTTTCCACCGCGACAAATGCAATATCTTTCGTCAGGATCCAGAGCGGCGGACCCAGGTAAGCGCCGGTGGCTCTAACCCCTGCCCAGGCTCCAGCGAATCCTATCCGGCTAAGACCGGCTGAAATGATACCGGTCAGCGCTGACCATCCGACCACCTCGTAGATGTTGCCTCCTCGAACACCGACACCTATCCCGGTGCTCACACCGACGCCAAGGGCGAATGGTACCCAGAAGGCCATTCAATCCACCGTCGCCTGCACGACATAGGATCGGCGAAGGCGCTCGATGTAGCGGAGGTCAGTCTCCTTGGCGATGAGCGCAGGCACGACTACTGCAGTCGGGGGACTTAGGATCTCGTTGCTGGACTCTGGAGTCAATGCGCTTGAAAGATGAATCGCCCTGGTCACATACAATTTCTGTCCCGCTGTGGCTGACCCGACTCCCCAGCTCGAGGACCGGGTTTGATTCGGTAAGAAGGGTATGACCTCTGCTCCAGCAACCAGGGTAATAGCGCCGCTCTGGAATGTCCTGGCATTCCCATAATGGACGTCTTCGAGCTCGTAGGGGGCTCCAACCCTGATGATCCCTAGAACGGACTTCCCAGCCATCATGCCAGGGGGAATCCAATTACCCGAACCCGACACGACGCCATCGAAGGTCGCATCAGTGATGTATTCCTGTGTGAGGAGGTCCCACACCTGAAGCGCTCCATCCGTGTTAGTCGTGGTGTAGTTCCAATCGCATCCTTCCTGGAACATCGGGTTGACTGTGAACAGTGTTTCTTGTTCGACCACGATCCCTGAGAGGTCGAAGTAATCACGGAAGACCGCCCAATAAGTCGGGTTGCCTGCTGAATCGGTTGCCGTGATGACCGACCATCCTCCTCCACTGGTCGTGAAGTCCGATCCATCGACGCCGACGACGACCGGGGGAATGAATTGTCTGAGCAATCGTTCTTTCACTTTCCCTTCAGCCATGATCTACTTCCTCCTGGCTGCCTTGTGGGCCTTCTTAGCTAGTCCAGCGAAGGATGTGCGTGGATGCTTCTTCTTCAGGCGCTTGTATTCCCTGGCATATCGCTTGTTGTACGCGCTCGCCTTACGCTTCTTCTTGGCTGGTTCGTACGCTCTCCTGGCTGTCTTACGCACATCGCCCTTCTTCGTACTCGAGGAGCCTAGGGATTCCCCACAATTCGGACAGTAGTTGGGCATCCCAACCGCCTCAGTTGTCACTAGCCGTACTCTGGATCGCAATTGCCATCCAGTCCTTAGTGGAGAGTTTGACTATGCGACACTTGATTCGAGCAGTGATCTGTATCTCGTGATTGGCAGATAGAGTCATAGTTCCAGCAGGTCCACCTACCAGGTAAAGGGAATCGTTGACAATCATCCTTGAATCATCGAGTTTGCCAAAGGAGTCCGGGTAGAAGTCGCTGCCGACGCTCTGGTTATTGGTGAGCGAATCGAACAGGAGCGCTCCAGAGCCAATCAGAGAGTTGTCGTCGGCTGAAATCATCAACGTGCCAGGGTTCAGGTCGGAAAGTTGGAAGTCGATCTCGAACTGATCACCGGGAGCAACGGAACCAGTGAAGGAGTTGAAGTAAGTGTTCAAGGCAGAATCGTATACCTGAGTGACGAAGTCCACGGATTCGATGGCGATTGCCTGCTGGTCGCCGACGTCAACGTATGCTCCCAAGTCAATCGTGCCCTGCACCAGGGTATTCACGGCATCGATGT